TCCCGACTTTTCGTCGGCGTGAGAAAGCTCCAAACCCGTGTAGATAATTGCCTCATCTTCCAGCGTAACCATGTCGCCATCGCCGTGCGCCAGAGTGATGTTATCGATAAGCGCGCCAGGATTAGCACCCGACAGAACAAGGCTCACCTCACGAATGAAGCCATGAAGAACCTGCTTTGACTTCTCCGTGAGCTGATTGGCATAGATGGAAAGCGACTTGATGTCCTTATGCTCCACTAGGGTCCGAGCATTCTTCGCTGCATCGGTATCATTGAAGAACCCATAGGTATAAACACCATCATCACGATGCTCAAGTACCGCATGGCCAAGCACGTTGCCGGGCTCATTGTGACCGTGCTGCCAGACAAGCGGAACCGTTTCCTTATCCTGATGCTTGAAGGCATCGGGAGTGATGATCCGTCCGTCCGAACACTTGAGACCAGCCTTCGTGGCATAGCCGCTAAAATCAGGCTTTGCCTCAACTCCCATTTTGAACGTCCTTTCTAGATTTTGTAACTAGAATAGGCGCTAACTCAACCTTAGACGGATCGGCCTCCGAGGAACGTCCATTAGTTGCTGTTCGATCTGGATTAGCTGCTGGCATGTTGCTATTAACCAATCGGTCAGCCTTCGGATCGGAATGCGGAGATAGACCCACAACTTGCCGAATCTCATTCGAAGTCAAGATCTCGTTCCGAGTAAACTTATCGGCAATCTCCGCAATGTTCTCAATCGGAACCAAGCGGAATGGATCTCGGAAGAATTTAACGTCTTGTCTTTGGGTTCGAGCCGTCTTCGTCAAGAAGCTTCGTCGCATAGCTTCAACAATAGATGTGAGAACTGGCTCGATCGTACGGTTCCAGTAGTTCAACATAGCCTTTTCGTCAGCCGTACCATTCATGACCTCATTAGTCAGACCAAGCTGACCGTAGAGCATCTCGGTCAAGTACTCGACTTGGGCCATGAGATTGTTCTCGGCTGGGCGATTCAGCTGAGTGATCTTCTCGGTTCCATCTGTATAGGCAATACCATACTGGCTGCCCTTTAGCTGGAATTCAATATCCTTTCGGCGCTGCTCTGCTTGCTCTCTACGGCTCTCAGACTTAATCACATATGGAAGCTGAATGATGAGATCGAGTTTTCCTGAGGCCGACTGCTCGTCAATAGAGTCCAAAAGATTGAGCTTATGAAGAAGACGCTGTAGCGTTGAGTTCGGTTCATTCATCACCGCATACAACGGATTTTCGATAATAGCGACGGAAGACTTATGTAGCGTGATCTCTTCTCGCTGTGCACGTCGATCGTTGTACACACTCACGCGCACGTGATGCGGATACCACGTCATAATATCGCCAACACGAATCGTCATGATGTCGAATCCGCCACTTTTTTCTGGACTAATGGTTGTGTCGACCGGAACAAGAGCCGCGACGCCTTTATCAAAAAGTGTCATTGCAATATCCTGCCTGAATGCGCGCGCTGCTTGATCAATGTTAGCTTCAACGGTCAAACAATTATTAAGTCCACTGTCAATGTCTTCGATGTATCTCTTTTCCTGATCCAATCTCACATGACGCATGTCAACAGACGCAACGTCAATACTGAGACGCGTATAAATTGAAGAGATAAGCGAGCGTTCATTGGGAATTCGAAATTTTACACGATCTGGTCTTGTGCTGTTAGCTGGACCATAGTATTCGAAAGAGCTTGGAACCGGCTGAATAGGCCAAGGCGAATTTTTCTTCAGCTCTCGTTGGTCTCGATTAAGAAACGTGTTCCAAGCATGTCTCACCGTCGGGCCAAATCGTGCCACATTTCACCTCCTTTCCCCAACCGCTCAAATTCTCTTTAACCCCATCCATTAAAGTAAGCAAGAACGACGAATACTGCGATCACAACCATGGCGGCTGTGTTTACGAACGCGTTCCAGTTCGTAGGCATTACTCAAACGCCTCCTTGTTCACCTTGTACGCAACCCAGGCGTCTAGAAGGGCGGCAACATTGTCGATCTTTTCGTCCTGACGCTTCTTCAAGAGCTTTCGGTTTCCGTTGGTATCCTCTAGAGTAATTGCGTTACCCATTGCGAATGACATAAGAGATTGATCGAAGATCAGAAGTCGCTCTTCTGCCATGATTTTGATTTCACCAAGAGGAACCGATTCAGTCTTCGCTCCTTGGATTACTTTCTCGATACCAAAGGGTCCATTCTCCGCTTCCCAGCGTTGAACAAACTCTTTCGCATTATACGGATCGTAACCAAAGGTACGAACGTCGAATTCAGAGTCCAGAATGAACTTGTCCAAGTCCTCGTATACGTCTTGCCCAACATCGAGGATACTTCCGGGCATGACATGAAGACTTCCCTCGTTGATGAACTCTTCGTACTTCTGTCGCATAGCAGCAGGAAGCTTCATCAACGTAAGTTCAGTAATGTAACTCCGAGTCTTCACTCCAAACCGCTCACGTCCTAACGGGAATATAAACGTGAACGCACAAAAGTCATCGCCTTGGGAAAGATCGGCCCCAAGAGAACATGGCATTTGCCAGAATTCTCGACGACGATGTGGAAGGGTCTCTTCGTAAGTGAAGAAATAGGTATAACCCTCCATTGGAATCCCAAAGCGCTTCGCGAGAATATCATTTCGACTCGCTGGCGCTTTCTCGGCCCGTTCCACATCAAGCTGATACGTTTCATAAGACACCGTCAATCCTAGATTGGGATTGGCTTTCACCCACATCGCAGGATTAGAAACTTCTTCAATCTCATCGAGTTTGTAATGCCAGATCGAAACATGCGGTGCGTAGTACTCGCCTTTAAGAATGTCAGCAAGCTCCATTTTGATGGTGTCACCAGAACCGGCTCGGACCGTTCCTTCCGAGCTGATGGCAACGATCAAATAGTCCTCGAGCTTCGATGCTCCCTGTTCAACAGCGCCGACAACGTCCTCTCTAAGATCACCAGACAACCATTCGTCAATTGTCGAGATCTTAGGACGAAGTCCCTGGAGCTTATTGATCGCCATCGGTCTGACCTCGAGCAACGAGCCGGTAAGGAAGTTCTCGATACCTTTCTTTGTCGACGCCAGCTTCACTCGATTGGCTCTTGAGCCGGTTGTGTTCTGGAGAGACCCTTCAGTCAGGAACATGAAGAGTGGTCCTCTAGATCGCACAATTGATGTACGCCCCGGAGCCATCACTTCTTCTGCTTGTTTCATCGTCGGTGCTGTGGTGATCTGATGTGTCGTCGTTGTATCGACGTTTAAGAAGTAGCTATGAATACACCACGCATACATCGACTTGGCTGCACCACGAGCGACGATCAGGTACTGCTTGAGAGTCAGACGTTTCTTGATCTGTCGTTTCTCGTAATGACCGCCGTGATTATCTGGGGTTGGTACGTAGACGCTACGCTCAACGAAGTAATACCAACCGAAGATTTGCTCGGACCAGAGTTTGAACGAATCAAGAAGATGAAGATCTGACCCATCCGTCAAAGTCAATTCGCCTTCGCAATAGCGAATAAATCCTTCAACGGCCTGATCATCATAGTAAATATTAGGGTTAGCGATGAGCGAATCGATCCGATTCATCTCCTGAGAGATTTCACGATTCACTGGAATCTCGCCTCGGAGAACTGCCTCGCGAAACCGACCGTAGTAAATCGGAATCGCAGTATTAGACAGGCTCACCCTAACCTCCTTTCCTAGGCAAGAGCTTTCTTAGCAAGAGCTTTCTTGATCTGCTTTGACGCAACAGTATTTGCCGTCTCGGTGGCCTGCTGCTTTCCAGTCTGTCCAAGAACAGATTTCACGAACTTCACAGCAGGACTCGATTCGTTATACTGTAGTCGCTTCACGTTCTGCTCGAGCTGAATTCGTTTTGCATACGCCTGCAACTCATCATCGGAAAGAGCTTTGACTCCACTCTTCCTTGCTACTTGCCCGCTCGTGCGAACGCGTATCGCGTCCGGGTGCGCGGGATGTCCGTAGCCACCTTTAGTTTTGATCTTCTTTCCTTTATCACTAACTGTGACCGACGAAGATCTATCTCTACGAACACCCCAACGCATACCCTTAACGCCATGATGAGCAAGAATATCGTCGACAACATTGGCGTTGTCCATCTTGCCTCTATTCCGGTTCAGACTTGGGCTCGGCCTTCGCCTTAGCCTTCGGCTTAGGAGCCTCTACATGGCCCAAACGAACCTGTCGGGCCTTGCGATACTCGTCCTTCTCTGCGTCCTGACGTTCCCGCTTAGCTTGGGAGCTTTCGCGTGACTCGTTTGCCATTATAGACCTCCGTAACTTCTCCTGTATAAATATCTTCGACGTACATCACATCTGGATCTGGATCGACCCATTCTTCATCTTCTCGATGAACATTCAGACGCCACTCGAGCTCCTGAATTTGCTTCTCAGTAGCCGTAATTAGATATGACGTCTGAGGGGGATCAAAGAGCTGCTTAACCTTGAGAAATACGTAGGACTTCACCGAATTGTACTGAAAATCCTCTACGATAAACTCAGGCCAAACTGCTTCTGCATCTTCGATCATGAATCCCTCAGAAGGGCCAACTCCGAGTTGGGTGAGAGTAGAAAAAGCAGTGTTAATATGAGTAATGATA